TTGTCAAGAGACTTTTATTTAATTACAATATTAAACTTAACTCTTAAAAATAGATAAGATGAAAAATTCAAAAGGACTTAGAGGAGCAACAGATGCTATGGCATATTGTAAATCAATGTATGGTAAAGGTGGTGCAGCAGGTAAACACCAACTTGTACGTATGGCAAAAAGTTATGAAATGGGTGGCATGACAGGTTCATCAATGATGGCACCTGAAGAAATGTGTGGTCCATTAGATGATCCTTGTCATAAAGGTAATAAAAAAGCTAACAGACAAAGATTAAAAGCTGCAGGTGTAGGTAGAAAAACAAGAAGAGGTATGAACTAAATATACTAAACTTATAGAGATCCAGATACTTATAGTGTCTGGATTTTTTATTTAAACAAGATATATTTAAACTTATTTTGTATATTTGTTGTAAACCAATAAATTAATTATTATGGAAAACCAACAAGAAAGAGAGTTTTCAGCTGATGAATTAGCTGCTCAAAAAGAACAAATGCTTCAATTTTATACTGAGTCAGTACCTTATTTAGAAGCACAAGCTAAGTATGAGGATCTACTTCTTAAAATTGAAGAAGCTAGATTTAAAAGAACTAGTATTCAGATGCAATATGCAATGATGGCTCAAGCTCAACAAGAAGCAGAACATGATGACAAAGAAGAGCAAGGACCACTAGCTTCAGAAGAACCAGCAAAAAGGAAGCTTAGAAAAAGTTAATCATGGCTATAGTAAATCAAGTACAGAAACGTGTAAAAATGCCAAAATGGGATATTGTACAATTCCAAATTTTGACATACTGCTTTATTAATAGAATTTCTATTAATGAGTCTGACTTGAATTGCTTAACATTATTAAGTTTTAATCAACCAATTGCATTAACAGATTTTTGTTATGATGCTTCTTCTGAAGAAGGTTGGATTTTTAAATCTCCTCAGACTGTAAGAAATGCAATTAATAAAGCAGAGAAACAAAATTTAGTAATAAAGGATGTAAAGAATAAAAAGATGATAGCTTTAAATCCTGATATTAAAATTCAGACTGAGGGAACAATACTTCTTGATTATAAATTTTTAGGTAATGATCCCGAAGAAGTCTAGTAAAATTTATAAAATAGTTTCTGAAGATTTAAACATTCAAGAAAAGCTTGTTGAAGACCTAGTTCAATTTTATTATAAAGAACTAAGAACTAAAATGTCAACTCTAAGTCATACAAGAATAAACATTGAAGGTTTAGGTCATGCTATGGTTAAAGCAAATATTGTTGAGAAAGCAATTGTTAGACTTGAAAAAAGTGTAAAGAACCATGATACTTCTACATATAATGCATATCATAATAAGAAGTCAATGGAAGAAAAACTTATACTTTTAAAAGAAATAACTATTAAAATTACTGAAGAAGCGGAAGAAAGAAAAAAAATTAAAGGTGATAAAAATGAAAGCAGCACTAAAAGCAATTTGGGAGAACAAGACACAGATTCTTGAAGGCATTAAAAACTCAGTGATTAGAGATGAGTTTGTAGAAGATGTTGCCCGCATGAGATTTGATGTTTGTGATGACTGTCCAAGTAAAGGAAAGAAATGTGCAGTAAAAGGTACAGCACCATGTTGTAATGAATGTGGTTGCTCATTGCTTTTTAAAACTAGATCTCTTTCTTCAGAATGTCCTCTTGGTAAATGGCAAGCAATTGCTACAGAAGAAGAAGAAGATAAATTAGATAATCTTAAAGATTAATATTATGGAACCAGAAAATAATATGTATGGTGGATACATAGACATAGAAAAGTATGATCCATTAACAACTGTACTCCCATCTTCCGGAAATGGTTTATGGAGTCAAATAACTACGGCTAACAATACCATTAGAGATCCGTATGCAGATCTTTATGCAAGATTAGATAAGTTAGAACTTAATGAAAAATTACTAAGACTAAAAATACTTGGTCTTGAAGGTAAGTTCGATAAAGAAGAAGTAGCTAATATTAGAAAGATGCTTATGTCAGAAGATGAGGCATCTAGAGTATTAGCTGATTCAATTATAGAAAACGCATAGACATGAGCATAGTATTTAATGCAGATGATCACAGTTATGTTAGTGTAGATCCAAATGATCAGATCAAATGGACTAGTGTAACAACATTGGTATCTAGTTTAAAGAAACCTTTTGATGCAAAGAAAGTAGCAGAAAGAGTAACTAAAAACAAGAAATCAAAATGGTATGGTATTGATCCCAAAACTATTATTCAGATATGGGATAATGAAGCTAACAGAGCCACAACACTTGGTACATTTTATCATAACCAAAGAGAATCTGACTTATGTTCATTAGCATCTATTGAAAGAGAAGGTGTAACAGTTCCTGTATTTAAACCCTATGAAGGAGAAAATGGTTTAAAAATTGCACCTTTACAAAAATTAGATCCAGGCGTGTACCCTGAACATATGGTTTATCTCAAGTCAGCAGGCTTGTGTGGCCAATCAGATTTAGTTGAAGTAGTCAATGGTAGAGTAAACATCATTGACTACAAAACTAATAAGGAGATCAAAACAGAATCATACAAGAACTGGGAAGGTATGTCAGAAAAACTACTTGATCCAGTACAACATTTAGATGACTGCAACTTTAATCACTATGCTTTACAGCTCAGTGTTTATATGTATATTATATTAAAGCATAATCCTAAATTACAACCGGGTAAGATATTTATTCATCATATTACTTTTGAAACAGATGGTGAAGATCAATATGGTTATCCTATTGCTAAGTTAGATGTTAATGGTGAGCCTATTGTAAAAGAAGTTATTCCAATGCCTATGCCTTATTTATATGATGAGGTTATTGCAGTAATTAACTTTATGAAAGATCATCCACACTTAATTAAAAAGAAATGATTATAAGACTGTTTGATGTTCAAAATGGTAAAGTAATTCCTACGGAACATTGCTATACACTCAAGGCACTTAAAGATGTCATGGATAACTATCCGGATGATTATCTTAAAATATACATGTATCTTTTTTATATGACTTGTCCTAATCCAGATATGAATCCATTTTTTCATACACCTGAGATAGATAAAGAACATATTATACTAAAAGAAATAGAAGCAGAATTCTCTACAGAAGATGATGATATACATACTGCTTTATTATTTTGCCAAAGAATGTATGAAACACCCACATCTAGAGCATACAAAGGTATGGCATCTATGTTAGATAGATTAGCTAGATATATGGAGACTACCCAGATAACTGCAGGAAGAGATGGTAACATCAACTCTCTTGTAGCAGCAGCAAAAAACTTTGACCAGATTAGAGCATCATTTAAGGGAGTTTATAAAGATCTTCAAGATGAACAATCAAGCAAAGTAAGAGGTGGAATTGGAATGGCATATGACCAATAACTATGAGTGAAATCTATCAAGACATACCAACCTATGACAACGGACAATGGACAACAACAAGCTTTGAATCCAGGGAAGACTTCAGTAACTTCATATTTGGGGTTTTCAAAGAACCTGGTAAGTACGGCTTCAATGACACTACTAATCAGATATTTATATCAGAGTCAAACAAGTTTAGAAGTGATGGAGTATACTGCACAGCCCCCTTTAAATCCAAAGACTTTATAAACTATTGGGATGATCAAAAAGCAAAATGCAAAAAAGGCATAATTGTAAAAGATAGTACTAACACATGGTTTCTTGCAAGAGAATACTATATGTGGTTAAACTTTTTACCAATCTTTGACAAAGAGTTACAAAAGTTTGGATTTGCTAAAATTAGAGATGCTCAATATCATATGGCTCTTTATGAATTACTAGCAGAGTTAAACTACAAACATGTTGCTATCTTAAAGAAACGTCAGATTGCATCTTCTTATTATCATATGGGTAAGCTTATAAATCAACAATGGTTTGAAGCAGGGGTTACCCTTAAGATTGGTGCATCACTTAAAGATTATATTAATGAAAAAGGTTCCTGGAAATTCTTACAGGAATATGCAGCATTTTTAAATGAGCATACCGCATGGTATAGACCTATGTCTCCTGACAAGGTAATGATGTGGCAACAGAAGATTGAGGTAAGGAAAGGAGATAGAAAAACAGAAGTTGGTCTTAAAGGTACTATACAAGGTATGTCATTTGAGAAAGATCCAACAAATGGTGTAGGGGGTCCGGTAAAATACTTCTTCCATGAAGAAGCAGGTATTGCACCAAAAATGGATCAGACATATGAGTATATGCGCCCAGCCATGAGATCAGGTATGGTTACTACAGGTATGTTCATTGCAGCAGGATCTGTAGGTGACTTGTCTCAGTGTGAACCATTAAGAGATATGATTCTAAATCCATTATCAAAAGATATATATGCTGTTGAAACTAATCTGATTGATGATAAGGGTACTATTGGTATGTCAGGTTTGTTTATTCCTGAACAATGGTCAATGCCTCCTTACATTGATGACTTTGGCAACTCACTTGTAGAAGAAGCTTTAGAAGCTTTAGATAGACAGTTTGAGCAATGGAAAAAAGAAGTTAATCCAGAAGACTATCAGTTAAGGATATCTCAGCACCCAAGAAATATTAGAGAAGCATTTGCACATAGATCAGTATCTGTTTTTCCAACCCATCTAGTTGCTGCACAGCAAAGAAGAATTGAAGAGAAAGAATATTCATATGAATTCTTAGATATTTTTACTGATGATATGGGTAAAGTTGCTGTAAAATCTACTGATAAACAGCCAATTAAAGAATTTCCAGTTCCTAAAAAATTAGAAGATAAAACAGGTGTACTTGTTGTATGGGAACGGCCAATTAAAGATCCAACCTTTGGACAGTATTATGCTTCTATTGACCCTGTATCAGAAGGTAAAACAACTACATCAGAATCACTCTGTTCTATATATATTATGAAAGCTCCTGTAGAAGTAACTAAAGTTACTGTAGGAGAAACAGAAACATATGTTGAACAGGATAAAATTGTAGCTGCATGGTGTGGCAGATTTGATGATATTAATAAAACTCATCAGAGATTAGAACTAATTATAGAATGGTATAATGCCTGGACATTAATTGAGAATAACATATCATTGTTTATTCAGTACATGATATCAAGAAAGAAACAAAGATATCTTGTGCCAAAGAGTCAAATTATGTTCTTAAAAGATTTAGGTTCAAATGCTAACGTATTCCAGGAGTATGGTTGGAAAAATACTGGTACATTATTTAAGGCTCACTTATTAAGTTATACTATAGAATATTGTAGAGAAGAGTTAGATGTAGAAACTAAAACAGATGGTACTATTGTACGGACTAAGTACGGAATAGAGCGTATTCCAGATCCAATGTTACTTAAAGAAATGCAAGAATATGCAGATGGTGTCAACGTGGATAGACTTGTTTCATTTGCAGCCTTAGTTGCATTCATGAGAATACAGCAAGCTAACAGAGGTTATTCTAAAAGAGTTATCATGGATGATGCTTCTAAAAACTTGCAAAAGTCAGAAAATTTGTTTAAATTAAATAGAAGCCCTTTCCGCCATATGGGACAGGGAAAAGGATCGTTAGGTGGAGGTATGCACAGATCTCCATTTAAAAATATTAAATAAAAGATATGCAAGTATATAACGCCCTTCAGTTAAAAAAAGGAGCCAAAGCTGAATATAACAGAATAGGTAGTATTACGCAGCCTTTACAATTTATCCCAAGTAAAGAAAAGGATGAAGAATGGGCGGCATGGAATTTAGATTGGCTTGAGTGGCAAGGGTTAAAACAGATCCGTATAAATGCCCGCAGGCTGATGAAGAACTATAAGTTAGCAAAAGGTATTATTGATAGGACTGATTATATAGTAGAACCAAATAATGAATATAGAGATATTGTAGAAACATTAGTACAAGATGATGTATCTGCATTAGAATTAAAATTCTATCCTATTATTCCAAATGTTATTAATGTTTTAGTAGCTGAGTTTGCAAAGAGATCAACTAAACTTACTTACCGTGCAGTAGATGAGTATTCTTACAATGAATTACTAGAACAAAAGAGAGGTGCTATTGAAGAAGTATTACTTCAAAATGCTGCTGTAAAAATTCAAGCTCAACTTTTAGCTCAAGGACTTGATCCTAATTCTGAAGAAGCTCAACAACAATTATCAACTGAGAATCTTAAAACTTTACCTGAAATAGAAGGGTACTTTAAAAAAGATTACAGATCCATGATTGAAGAATGGGCTACACATCAACATAAAGTAGATGTGGAAAGATTTAAAATGGATGAGTTAGAAGAAAGAGCATTTAGAGATTCACTCATTACAGATAGAGAGTTCTGGCATTTTCATATGATGGAAGATGACTACCAAGTAGAATTATGGAATCCAGTAATTTGTTTTTACCATAAGTCTCCAGATGCTAGATATATTTCTCAAGCAAACTGGGTTGGTAAAACAGATATGCTTACAGCATCTGATGTCATTGATAAGTATGGTTACTTAATGAATGAAGAACAGCTAACTGCATTAGAAGCAATTTATCCAATTAGATCTGCTGGTTATAATATTGGTGGTCAACAAAATGATGGTTCATTCTATGATGCAACTAAATCTCATGAATGGAATACCAATATGCCGTCTCTTGCATATAGACAATATACTTCTGCAATGGCAGGAACTGTTTATGACGGTGGTGATATTGTACAACAAATACTTTCTGAAGGAGAAGACTATGTAAACAATGGTGTTGCATATCTTTTAAGAGTAAGTACATGTTATTGGAAATCTCAAAGAAAAGTAGGACACTTAACTAAGATTGAAGAGAATGGGGAAGTTGTTACGGATATTGTAGATGAACAATATAAAGTAACTGTGAAACCACAATATGATACAAGACTCTTTAAGAATAAAGCTAAAGAGAATCTTATTTACGGAGAACATATTGACTGGATCTGGATTAATGAAGTATGGGGTGGTGTTAAAATTGGTCCAAACATTCCAAGTTACTGGGGTATGAATAACCCGGGTGGTTTAACTCCAATGTATATTGGTGTAAACAGACCAAAACTTGGACCTCTTAAATTCCAATTTAAAGGTGATTCAAGTTTATATGGATGTAAACTTCCAGTAGAAGGTGCAATATTTTCAGATAGAAATACTAAGTCAACAGCTTTACTTGATTTAATGAAACCATATCAGATTGGATATAATATTGTAAACAATCAGATTGCGGACATCTTAGTAGATGAGCTTGGTACTATTATTATGCTTGATCAAAATACATTGCCTAAGCATTCTCTTGGAGAAGACTGGGGTAAAGGTAATTATGCAAAAGCATATATGGCAATGAAGAATTTCCAAATGCTTCCTCTTGATACATCTATTACAAATACAGAGAATGCATTAAACTTCCAGCATTTCCAAAAACTTGATCTTGAGCAAACAAGCAGACTCATGTCAAGAATACAACTTGCTAACTATTTTAAACAACAAGCATATGAAGTGATTGGTGTCAATCCACAAAGGATGGGACAACAGTTATCACAACAAACTGCTACTGGAGTAGAACAAGCTGTTGCAGCGTCTTACGCACAGACAGAGGTATTCTTTATCCAGCACTGTGATTATCTAATGCCTAGAGTACACCAAATGCGTACAGACCTAGCACAATACTATCACTCAACTAATCCTTCCGTTAGATTATCTTATATTACTACAGCAGATGAAAGTGTAAACTTCCAAATGAATGGTACAGATCTTCTAATGAGAGACCTTAATATATTCTGTAGTACCACTGCAAACCATAGGGCTATTCTTGAACAACTTAAACAAATGGCTCTTCAAAATAATACAACTGGTGCTTCTATTTATGATCTTGGTAAAGTTGTACAATCAGACTCTATTGCACAATTAAACAATGCATTAAAATCATCTGAAGAAAAACAACAACAGATGAAACAACAAGAAATGCAACAAGCTCAACAAATGCAAGAGCAGCAAATACAGTCTCAACAACAAATGGAGCAAATGAAAATTGATGCTGCAATGGCTGAGAAAGAAAAAGATAGACAAAGAGATATCTTAGTTGCAGAAATTAGAGCAGCTGGTTATGGTTCTATGGCAGACATTGATCAAAACATGATGTCTGATTACAGAGATGCTATGACAGAAATTAAACAAACAGAACAGTATAAAGAACAGACTCAACTTCAAAGAGAAAAGGAGACTAGTAGAAATGTACAACAAGATAAGAAGAATCAAATTGAACGTGAAAAGTTACAAGTTCAAAGAGAAATAGCAGATAAACAATTAGAAATTGCTAGAGAAAATAAGAATAAATATGACAATAAGAATAACAAAGAATAGTATGTAGCTATATAAGGCAAAATTTTTACTAGCGTTATTTTAAATTTCAAAAGTTTATTACTATATTATTCTATAACTAAAACCAACAAAATGGAAGAAACCAACAAACCAGCTGAGGAAACTCAGGTACATGACTCTACAACGGTAAGTCAGGCAGATGTAAATATTGATGACTTATTTGGGATGCCTGGTGCGGAAAGTGTAATGCTACCGGAAAATGGGGAACCTGAAAAAGCTAAATCTGTATTCAGTAAGAATACAGTAGATATGACGTTCTTTGATAAAGCTGATAATAAAGAAGATACTCCAGAAAAGAAAATTGAAGTAGAGGAGGCTATTAATGAACTTAATGATTTAATTAGTCAAGAAGAAGAAACTGGAAATAAAGGGCGACCAAAAGTAGATAAGTCTGGTCTTTCTGAGTTAGCACAAAAAATGATTGAAGAAGGTTCTTTAATTCCTTTTGATGATGAAAAATCATTAGATGAATATACAACTAAAGACTTCAGAGAATTATTTGAAGCTAATTTCCAAGAAAGAGAAAATAAAATTAGACAAGATACTCCAAGAGAATTCTTTGAAGCATTGCCAGAAGAACTTCAATATGCTGCTAAGTATGTAGCAGATGGTGGTACAGATCTTAAAGGTTTATTTAGAACTCTTGCTCAAGTAGAAGAAATTAGACAACTTGATCCTACTGATGAATATGACCAAGCAGAAATTGCAAGACAATATCTTCACGCTACAAGATTTGGTACAGCAGAAGAAATTGAATCAGAAATTGAAGATTGGTCAGATATGGGTAAGCTAGAGCAGAAAGCTAATCAATTCAAACCTAAGTTAGATAAAATGCAAGAATCTGTAATTGCTCAGCAACTTGCAAATCAAGAACAAAGAAAGAATCAACAAGCTCAAGCTGCTAAAGTTTATACAGATAGTGTTTATAATACACTTTCTACAAGTGAACTAAGTGGAATAAAGCTTGATAGAAAAACACAAAGCTTACTTTATTCAGGATTAGTTCAACCAAGTTATCCTTCTATCTCTGGTAAACCTACCAATCTATTAGGACATCTTCTTGAAAAATATCAGTTTGTAGAACCAAGACATGATCTTATTGCAGAAGCTCTTTGGTTGCTTGCAGATCCAGATGGATATAAAACTAAAATTAAAGATCAAGGTGGCAAAGCAGCTGTAGAAAAAACAGTAAGACAACTTAAAACAGAAGAAGCAAGAAAAATTACTTCTTCAAATATGGAGGAGCAAGAAGAAAGAAGAACATCTTCAAGCAAACCTCAAAGAACACTCTCTAGACCAAACAATTTGTTCAAGAGATTTTAATTAGTAACAATTTAAATTAATATATACAATGGCAACTCCAGTAATGAACAATGGTATATTCCTTAGGGATACCGCTTACAACGCAAGTTCCCATGTGGATTCTTACCACTTGGTGAACATGCTGAAAGATGCAGAGCCAATGGACTTAGGTCCAGTGGATCTATGGGCTATGGCTCAAAAAGTTGAAATGCCACTTTATCAAATGTCTTCATTTGGTGGCAAAAATGTTATCAATGTTGATAATGCACGTGGGGAATACAGATGGCAAACTCCGGTTTCTATTGACCTTCCTTACATCATTGAAGATATTGAACCAGACAATGACTTTAAAGGTGTTGATGGTACTACATTCCGTATCAAACTTAACAAAAGAGAATTTGGACATGGTGATATCATCACTTATGACAAATACAATGGAGTTGAGATGTACATTACACAAGAAGATATTCTTCCTTTAGGTGATGGTTTTATCTATACTGTTCAATTAGTAAACAATGATAACTACAAATACATTGACAACAAGTATTTGGCTAATGGTACTAAAGTATTCCGTAAAGGTTCTGCAAGAGGTGAGTATGGTGAAAGATTTTCTGACATCATTACTAATGCAGGTTTCCGTGAATTCTACAACTTTGTAGGTGGTGCTGAAGCTCATGTTCACTATTCTATTTCTAGCCGTGCTGACTTGATGATCAAAGGTGGTATGAATGCAGATGGTACAGTTCCTGTAACTGAGATCTGGAGAACATATGACAAAAATATTGATCCATCTATTTCTTCTTTAGAAGACATGGTAAAAGTAATGGGTAAGGATAAAGTTAAGAAAGCATTTGACAATGGTGACTTATCACGTACATTCTTAACCAATATGGAAGCTGCTCACTTGAGCAAAATTGCAACTGACATTGAGACTTACTTAATGTGGGGACATGGTGGTAGAGTTCGTCAAGATGGTCCAGATGATGTTAGATTGTCTGTGGGTCTTTGGAAGCAGTTGGATAACTCATTCAAAAGAGTATACAACAAAAATAACTTCACACTTGACTTGTTCCGTTCTGAGATCTACAACTTCTTTAATGGTAAAGTTGAGTTCCAAGGACCAGATCCAAAACGTAGCCTAGTTGTACAAACAGGTATGGGTGGTATGAGAATGGTTAATGAGGCTATCAAACAAGAGGCTATCTCTTCTGGTCTTCTTATCCAGGCTGCTGATATCGGTGCAATCACTGGTAAAGGTATGGACTTGAACTTTG